ACAATCGCAGCTCGCTCACTTACTTTATCGGATTCTTTCATTTCTGTGAGAAGAATAAAATGAGGAATCAGTTTCTTGAAAGCATTTGTACAATCAATATGGGCCGGTATCTCAGACTTAACAACGATATCCTTGTCACCCTCCGGACGGAACTCCGTATAAGTTACTGTCAACTGACGACCATTCAAAACGGCCTTTTTAATTTTAGGTTCTCTTTCTTCCATACTATCAACGAATTAATGTGTTATACTTTTCCGGACATGTGGTCATTACTATTGCAGAACCAATCACTAACCGGGTTAATTTTTTCGCTTTCAACAACCTTTTTTCAGTGGCTTTTACTGATTTTACTAAAGTCTGTTTAGCGGTTTCACTCTCATGTTCATGGGCGAGATTCCCAATCTT